GAGAAAAAAATTCGGAGGATAATGATGAAGTATAATGAAGATAAAATATTAAAAGAAATTGGTGAGTATATTGCCAATACATACGGAGAACATTATTCTACCGATGAACATGGTATGCAAGCCATGGATGTTTTTAGAAATTTAGACATTGACAAAGATTTCTGCCAGGCAAATGCAATTAAATATTTGATTCGTTATGGTAAGAAAATGGGAAAGAATCGTAAAGATTTAATAAAGGCGATTCATTATATTATATTATTATTATCAAGTGAGGACAAAAATGCCACATGAGTTTTTAAAATTTATTGAACAATTAGTTTTAATTAAAGCAAGCGTTTCAATATTAAAATCAGATGACCCAATTAAGATAGAAATTTTAGATTATATTGATACAGTTATTGCAGAATATAATGTGGAAATTGAAGAATTTGAAAGAAATATGGAATTAGAAATGAAAGATAGGAGTATACATTAATGAAAAATTTAATTATGATATTATTATTATTGGGAAGTTATCCTGTTTATTCGGATAATAAAACAATAACATTAGATGTTGATGGCAAAAAAGTCATCACAATAACAGTTGCAGAAGATGAACCTGTAACCGAAACTGAAACTGAAGAAGAACCAGACTGTGAGTAAGACTAGAAACTTTGTTCAAAAATGGTTAAAACGGTTTTGTAAAGCCACCGTTGAGGTGGATAGGAAAAAGAGAGATAAACGAGGATATGTCAAACATAAAAAAGATGAAAATAAAGCTTGACATATGCTTGAAAATGTCCTATAATATAAAGAATTACTATAAATGTAATAGTCATGTAGACTTTAAATGCACAATATAACAACAACGAGGAAATATTATGGCAAGAGCTAGACTAAGCAAAAAAGAAAAAGTGCTAAACTTACTATCTAAAGGACAACCAGTATTCTGGAGAACCCTAAGAAGTAGATTTGATTTAACATCACCTAGAGCAATGGTTGATACATTACGCTCAGAAGGACATATGATTTATATCAATGAAAACACAGGTACTAATGGTAACAACACTTCATATCGTATGGGTACACCATCTAAAGCGATTGTGGCTGCTGGTATCAAGAAACTTTATGGAACAGGTTTCGCTTACGGTTCTTAATTGAAACTAGGGGTGCCCTTAATTGGGCACCTCATTTTAACCTTGGGAGGAAAAAATGTATCATAAAATAAGTTCAATGTGCGATAAAATTCGTGTAATTTATGATAAGTCAGAACAGTTAAGGATAGCAAAATATGGTCATCAAGATGATGAAACAAGTGGAGTATCATCACAGATAGAAATTGATACAATGATAAAAGACATACAACAAATGTGTAGGGAGATAGCAAATGACAAAGGAAAATATAATAAGTATCCAGCAAAAAAGAATGCTTAGAACATTCGCTATCGTATTGATTGGGTTGTCCTTACAAGGATGTTTGGCGACCAGGTCTCAAATCGGCGCCGGTTTAGGTGCAACAACAACGACAGTTGCTTGTGTTCAAATGGGTATTGACAATCCATATGTAATTGCAATGTGTACTTTAGGTGGTGCAATTGCAGGTGCAGAATATATGTATCAGTCAGACTATGATGTTCACTATGGCACTTTTGTAGACCACATGAATGTTGCAACAAGTGGTTCATCATATACAAATTGGCACAACAGAAAGACAGGTAATAGTGGTATAATAAAAACAACAAGTTTATATTATCAAGGACCTTTTAAATGTGTTGATTATGATGTGACCGTTGATATAACAAATTCATGGCCAGTTATTGGTATGGGTAATGTAGACAGAAGAACAGAATTTGGAACGGCATGTCAAATGCCAGATGGTAGATGGTTAGAAAAACCATATAGAAATCCTTATACAGGAGAATGGGTGAGTGCAAATGAATAAAGATGAATATGGATTTATAGTATTTTGCAAATTGATTTTATTATCATGGGTATTTGTATGGGCAGGTGCAGTTGCAGATGAAGAATTTCACCCTAAAGTAAAACCAATAAAACAACAATATTGTTTTACAAAAATTATAATAACAACAAAAGGTGATACCGTAACCAAAGAAGAAAAATTAATCTGTGCAGACGGCAGAAAAAATTTTGATGAACCAGGTTATTGGGAATTGTTTTCAGAATTTTATTATCGTGATACAAATGCACCAAGTTATTGCAGGTATTATGATAGACCGAATCATGCTTTTAAAACACCAGGAAAAGCATGTCTTACAAAATCTGGTGATTGGGAGGTCCAATGATTAAAAATATAATAATATTTACTCTTGGATTCATTATTATTACTATGACTAGTCTTACGATTGAAGAAGTTGTAATACATCTTAGTGGCAGTATAAATAGTGTTATTGATAGAGTGATAGGAGTAATATAATGAAAAATTATATAATAGTTGTATTTGCATTAACATTAGGTGCATGTTCAACAACAAACAATCCAATGTATTCATTTAAAACTGAAAGCACGGATTTAGTAACAACAGTTCCAGGTTGGTTCATGGCAGATTATTCTAACATGAAACTATGTGGTAAAGATACTCAAGAAGGTATGTGTATATTTGGGGCAGGTACATCTGTATCGCCTGATTTAAACCTTGCGATTGAGAAGGCGAAGATGATTGCAAAATCTGAAATTGCTGATATGATAAAAGGCACAATGAACAAACAAAGTAAACAGTTCATTTCTGAAATCGGTAAAGATAAAGAAAAACATGTTATAACTGAAGTTGAAAGTGCCTTAGTTAATTCAATACAAGATACTCCAGTTCGTGGGTATGAAATCTTTAAACAAGATGTTACAATTACTAAAGATGGTAATTATCGTGCATATGTTGGATTAAGACTACCTATGGGTGAGTTAAATAAGATGTATAATTGGGATGCTATGAGTTCAAATGAAAGTAGTAATTTATAGTAAAAACAATTGTATATACTGTACTAAAGCCAAGACTATGTTAAATAGTCTTGGTGTAAAGTATGATGAAAAAAAATTAGAAGATTTTAAAACAGTAGATGATATGTTAGAAGATATAGGAAGAAAAGTTAAAACAATGCCACAAATAAAAATTGATGGTGAATTAATTGGTGGGTATCATCAGTTAGTTGAATATTTTGATGACCAAGGTCTAGTCAATTTCAAAGGAGAGAAAGTTGAGTAAAGATAAAGATAATATTATACAATTCCCCAATGGTGGAAAAATAAAACCATTTGATAATATGGTTGATGAACATTCTATTAAGAATGTAACAGTTGGTGAAGAAAGAGAACAACAAGAATTAGAATTAGTTGAATCTTGTGTAGATGAGTGTGCTATATCATTAATAAAACATTTAGTAGATTATGGATGTGATATAAACAAAAAACATTTTTATGGTGATTTAGGATTTATCACAGAAATGATTAGAGCATTAGTTTATAGAGATTTGAATAGAAATCATATATCACAAGCATTGATAGATAAAATTATAACTATTCAATATAATGCTAATAATGAAGTGCAACCTATAATAAATTATAGTAAAGTTTTAGTTCCTAAAGATTTAAAAGAAAATATGTTAGGTAATGAAAATTCAGGTATTTCTTTTGAGGAATCCGAAGAAGATGAACAAGAAATAATTTTTGAACCAGATTTTGAATTTCCACCAGACCCAACGGATAATGAAAGTATATCAGATATTTCTGATTGGAAACCAACACAAGAACCGGAAGATGATAAATGATTTTAATTGATTTAAACCAAGTGTTGATATCTAATTATATGGCACAAACAAGAGGACAACAAGAACCTAATATAGATATGTTTAGACATATGGTGTTGAATAGTATTAGAGGATATAATTTAAAATTTAAACAGAAGTATGGCACACAAATATTATGTGCTGATTCAGCAAACCCTTGGCGTAGAGAATATTTTCCTAACTATAAACATCAAAGAAGACAAGGTAGAATTGAAACTAAAGAATCAACGGATAAATGGGATGACCTTTTTGATATTATTACAGTTGTAAAACAAGAGATTGCAGAAAACTTTCCTTACATGGTTTTATCGGTAGATAATGCAGAAGCAGATGATATTATTGCTATACTATGTAGAGAAGCAAATCATAATAAAGAAAATGTTATGATAGTATCTGGTGATAAAGATTTTATACAGTTGCACAAATATCCTAAAGTAAAACAATATAGTCCGATTCAAAAGAAATTTATTAAAGATGAAGACCCAATAAAATTTTTACATGAACAAATTATAAAAGGTGACCGTTCTGATGGCGTGCCTAATATTTTATCTGATGACAATGTTTTTGTAACAGGTGAAAAACAACAACCAATACATAAAAAGAGATTACAAGAGTGGGCAGAATTAGACAATATACCACTTGGTAGTATAACAAGATTAAATTATCAACGAAATAAGAAGTTGATTGATTTAGATGAGATTCCTCTAGCACTACAAGAGGATATTATAAATACTTACAGGTCATATCAAATACCCGATAGTTCTAAACTATTACAGTATTTTATAGACCATAAGTTGAAAACATTAATGAGTAATATAAATGACTTTTAAACATGAGGTGAAATTATGGTAGAAAGAAATCCAAATCTAATATCTCCTGCGGCTATGACTTCCATGGCTCAAGGTGGAACAGGCAAACCGTTATTTAGTGAGGTGTTCACTAAAGTAAATAACGCTAAAGTAAAATCAAAAAAAATAGAAATCTTAAAAGAGAATGATACACCAGGATTAAGAAGAATCTTGAAAGGTGCATTTGACCCTAAAATTGTATGGGATTTACCAAAAGGTACACCTCCATATATGGCGAATGAAGCTCCTGCAGGAACAGAACATACTGGACTTGAATCTGAATCTAATAAACTATGGCATTTTGTAGTTGGTGGTGATAATACATTATCTAAAACAAGAAAAGAAACTCTATTCGTTCAAATACTAGAAGGTCTTCATAAAGATGAAGCTGTAGTATTGGTTGGAATAAAAGATAAGAAGTTGCATAACATGTATAAAGGACTAACAGCATCCGTTGTAAAATCCGCTTTCAATTGGAATGATAATTATATTGATGTCAATAAAATAAAGTAAAAAGTGCTTGACAAATCGTGTGAGGTCCTGTATAATGGACCTATTATATTATGAACATAAAAGAAATAGTACAAATACCTTATACAATGAATCCTCGATTCAAACCTGTGGCAGATGTTGTCATGAAGGAATATACCGATGATTTATATAATGAGAGAAACTTTGAATTTCAAACTCTAGCAGATGAAATGTGTTTTGAATCTTATATTGCAATACAAGAATGTTTAGTTGAAAAAACATCTAGAGCAATGCAATTGACAGATGAACCTTTTTATTCAATTATAGAAATGGGTTTAGAAATACCTGATGATATTATCATAATGCATAAAGGTAAAGTTGAGGCAGGTTTTGTTGCAATGGCGAGTGGTTGGAATCCTGGCAAAGTGCAAGGTCTAACACTAGAAGATGTTCATGAATCAGTTGCTGATAGTGAAATGTTAAGAAAGGCAAGTGATGGTATCTGGCGTGCTATGACAAGTGGTTCATCTTATGAAAGATATACATGGGGCATATCACCACTAGGAAGTTTAAGTAATCATCCAAGTAGACATAGACCGAATTTCAATAAAATAGATGATTTATATTTTAGAGTTGAACACGAAAGAACATTAACAGTTGATAAAGATACAGCAGCTTTCTTTATTGATGTAGAAGTACATCCTCTATCTTCCATATTTTATTTAAAACATGAATACAAAGATTTAATTAAAGATTCTATTAATAGTATGACAGATAATGTCTTACAATATAAAAACCTAGTTAAGGTTAAGGAGTTGATAAATGAGAGCAATTAAAAAAATACCTTATAAATTTGTCCATGTATATTGGATTGATATTCAGTCTGATAGTTCATGGAGAAGTATTGAAGATGTAAAATCAGATGATTTACCTAGATGTTTAAGCACAGGTTTTTTAGTAAGTGATAATGATGATGAAGATATGATTAGACTTGTATCAGATTTTAATTTTAAAGAGGATGGTAGTATTGATGAATGTGGAAATTCTACAATCATACCAAAATGTGTAGTTCAGGAAGTAAAAGAAGTTAGTTAAATATGGAGATTATATTATGAGCAAAGAGATAGACCAATTTTTGAAAAAACAATTAATAGACACACCTAAGTTTCTTAAAAATTACTTAAAAACGGATATTTAAAAAACAAAAGAACAAAAGTATTACAAATCACCAGTCATAACATACTATACTGGTAATTGGGGTAAAGATTTAGAAGACAATCTAACACCTACTCAAAGAAACAAATTAAGAAAAGAAATGTTAAAATTAAATACTAAGTTAGTATTTCTTTCTAGAAAATTACCTAACAATGTTGGTGGGTATGACTATGTTGCTTATGTAAAATGATTAGCAGAATAATTAATATATTTTATCAGATAATCGCTGGTGCATTTTATACACTAGTCATATATTATATCGGTACATTTAATCCGAATCAATATATATTAAGAGATTTTCCTGAACCTAGTTTTCAATATACAAACAAGGAAGAATATGTTGATAGATTAAATCAATGTGTAAACAAAATAGAATCAACAATAACAAGAAACAATTACATACCTAGAAATATGATTATTGCACAATCAGTTTTAGAAACAGGTTGGGGCGAATCAGACTTAGCAAAAGATTCAAACAATCTATTTGGTATAAAGGCATTTTCAAACAAAGTACCTCATAGACATGCAAAAGAAAACACGGATGTCATGTATAGAGTATTTTTAAATAAATGTGATTCGGTAAAAGAATACTACCGTTTATTAAATGAACATCAAGCATATTATAAGTTTAGAAGATATAGAACACAGACATTATTAAATGATGAACAGATGAATCCTAAAGTTGCAGTTCAAACTATGACCAGATATAGTGAAACACCTGATTATGCAAATAGGGTTATACGAATAATTAAAGAGTTAGAATCATTATAAATATAAGTATGTTTTTAACTTACTTAATATTAATTAGTGGTATAGCACTATCTATTATAGCCGCAGGTTATAGTATAATAGGATTAGCAGCTTTATTTGCAGGCGCCACAACAGCAATATATGCTATGGGTGGTGCATTAGAAGTTGCAAAACTTGTTATAGCAAGTTGGTTGTATAATAATTGGAAGAATCCATTATTACCAAAATCAATTAAATATTATTTAACAAGTGCAGTTATAGTTTTAATTTTTATAACTTCGGTAGGTATTTTCGGATTCTTATCAAAGGCACATTTAGACCAAGTTGTACCAGAAAGTAATAATGCATTACAAGTACAAATATTAGATGAACAAATAGAACAACGACAAAAAACAATAGACCGTTCACAAAAACAATTAACAAGAATGGACGATTTAATTGAAACTCAATCAGAAGAATCAAGTTGGTTTAGTAGTAGTTCACAAAGAGCAATAACAGAAAGAAATAATCAAAAACAAGAAAGAATATCATTAGAAGAAACGATAGAAGAAAGTTTAAATAAGATTAATGAATTATCAGATAAAAAGGCAGGTATAAGAACAGAACAATTAAAGATAGAGGCAGATTTAGGTCCTATCAAATATGTTGCAGAATTTATATATGGTGATGAAGCAGTAAATCACTTTGACAAGGCAGTAAGAATCATTATTATAATATTGATATTTGTATTTGACCCTGTTGCAGTATTAATGTTAATATCAGCAAACATATCTTTTAAAGAAAGAAGAATGTTAATCGGAGAAACCTTTGAAGAATTAGAGGACAATAATGAAGATATTAAAAACATAGTACAGAATAAGAAAGATAAATTAGTTAAAGAATTAGTTGAAATAATTACAGCAAATAAAAAAGATTGGAAAAAGGATAGGGATTATAAAGAATTTATGGAATCCCTTACTGATGAGGAAAGAGCAATATTAAGTCCAGATGAGATTAAATTGAAGTTGAATCAAATACATACATGGTCAGATAGTGATGATAAATACAAAAATAATGTGTAAAAATAGCTTGACAAATGATATAAACTCCTGTATAATGGTATTATGAATATATTTGCATTAGATAAAAGTCCAGAAGTATCTGCTGAAATGGCATGTGATAAACATGTAGTCAAAATGATACTAGAATCAGCACAGATGTTATGTGCAGTCCAGAGAGTGCAAGATGGTGTCATGTATCATGGCAAGTCAGCGAATGGTCGTAAAATTAAAAGATGGCGTCATCCTGATACTATGATGGAACAGACATTGTACAAAGCAGGGTGGATTAATCATCCATCAACCCAATGGGTTATGAAAAGTGCATACAATTATAACTGGTTGTATAGACACTTCATTGCTCTTAACGAAGAATTTAAGAAGAGGTTTAAAGGTGTAGACCATACTTCAGTTGTAAAACTAAAAGAAGTATTGAGAAACCCACCTAAAAATTCTCCTCTTAATGTAGTCGGCACTTTACCTACACCTGCTATGCCAGATGAATGTAAAGTACCAGGTGATGTGGTAGGAAGTTATCGCAAATATTATATAATGAAAAAGCGAGATTTTGCTACATGGAAAGAACCTTCAAAAGTTCCCGAGTGGTATAGTCAAGCAATAGGAGAATCAATATGATTGAAAAAATGCAAGAAATATGTGATGATTTACCTGATATCGTTAAAGCAGTACTTTTTGTATCTGCTATAGCAATATTTTGGGATTTCATATTATAGGAGTAAATAATGAGTATAAAAGGAACTAAGACAGAACAAAATTTAAAAGACGCTTTTGCTGGTGAATCACAAGCGAATCGTAGATATTTATATTTTGCAGCTAAGGCTGATGTCGAAGGACAAAATGATGTGGCACAAGTATTCCGTTCAACAGCAGAAGGTGAAACTGGACATGCACATGGACATATGGAATATTTAGAAAAAGACTGTGGTGACCCAGCGACAGGAGAACCTATAGGAGATAGTAGATTAAATCTACAAGCTGCTATAATAGGTGAAACCCATGAGTATACAGATATGTATCCTGGAATGGCAAAGACTGCTCGTGATGAAGGTTTTGATGAAGTTGCAGATTGGTTTGAAACCCTTGCAAAGGCAGAAAGAAGTCATGCGAATCGTTTCACTAAAGCGTTAGAGAACATGCAATAATGCCTACATACACCTTTCACAATATATCAACAGGAGTAGTTGAAGAAAAGATGATGAAAATTTCAGAAATGGAAAACTACTTAGTTGATAATCCTGATGTAGAACAAGTTCACACAGGTATAAATATAGTTGCAGGTGTCGGTGGAATAAAAAGTGATTCTGGTTGGAAAGATAATCTATCCAGAATCGCAGACGCCCACCCTAATTCATCACTTGCAGATAGATATGGTAATAAATCTATTAAAGAGATTAAGACCAAACAGGTGGTTAAAAAACACCAAGAGAGAGCAAAGAGGAACAAGTAATGTCAGATATACCAGATTATATGCGAGGTTTTGACTTAGACCAAGATTTTGGTTTTACACCAGTCAATCAAAAACCAGTAGAAGAAAAAGTGGTAGTAGGCGAGAACAAAGAAACAAATATAGAATTGTCTAAAGTGAAATCAGATGTTCAGACTATTAAAAGTATGATGAATGAAATTATGCAGATAGTTGCTGAAAAAGATACGGTGACAAAAGAGATATCTAATGAAGAAACAGTTAAAAGATTTAAAGAGGTAGAAAAAGTAATTTTACCTTTCTTATATAATCTTGCAAAAAGTGAAGAAGATTATATTTATTGGCCAAATAGAGGACCTATTATTAAGGCACAAATTGAAAAAATTTTAAAATTGACAAGAGGTTAATACTAATGAGTAAATCAGCAATCCCATCAGCACCACCTGTAAAGAAAACAGGAAGTGGTAAAGTAGTTAAGATGACAAAAAATTCAAGTCATGGAACTTATCGCTGTAAAAGAAAACCAAATTCTAAAAGGTGTAAATAATGGAAACAATTAAATATTATTGGGATGTATTAAGATTTGCAGTTGCATTTATTGGATTTATAAGTCTAATAATGATAACAGGATGGATGATAGGAACATTTTTAGCTACATGCTGTAAAACGATTTGAAAACTATATTATGAAAAGCATAGTCAGGTTGCTGACTTAAATCAACAATGGTGGACCGCTTTTCACCTAAAACAATAACGAGGTAAACAATGGAAAATAGTATAATAGAGATATCATATTCTCTAGACACATTATACTTTTTAGTTATGGGTGCTTTTGTCATGTGGATGGCCGCTGGATTCACAATGTTGGAATCTGGTCTTGTCAGAGCTAAAAACACGACAGAAATCTTAACTAAAAATATAGCACTATATTCTATATCATGCATTATGTTCATGGTAGTAGGATATAATCTTATGTACCCAAGTGTTGGTACAGGTGTAATACCTGAATTAGCATTTCTATTAGGTGCAGACAATACAACAGAAGAAGTTTTAAATAGTGGAGGCGATATTTATTATTCAAGTATGGCTGACCACTTCTTTCAAGTTGTATTTGTAGCAACAGCATGTTCGATTATATCGGGTGCAGTTGCAGAACGAATGAAACTATGGCCATTCCTACTATTTTGTGTAGTGATGACAAGTTTCATTTATCCAGTACAAGGATATTGGAAATGGGGTGGTGGATTTCTAGACCAAGCAGGATTTTTAGATTTTGCAGGTTCAGGAGTTGTTCACTTATGTGGTGCGACAGCAGCTCTTGCTGGTGTTTTAATATTAGGCGCTCGTAAAGGTAAATATGTAGACGGCAAAGTTGTTGCTATGCCAGGTGCAAACTTACCACTTGCAACATTAGGTACTTTTATATTATGGTTAGGGTGGTTTGGATTCAATGGTGGTTCTGAATTAATAGTATCGAATGTAGTTGAAGCAAATGCTGTATCAATGATATTTGTAAACACAAACTTAGCTGCGGCTGGTGGTGTTATGGGTGCATTGATATTATCAAAAGTAATGTTTGGAAAGTCAGACTTAACAATGGCACTTAATGGTGCAATTGCAGGTCTAGTTTCAATAACAGCAGAACCTTTAGCGCCAACACCAGGACTTGCATTATTAATTGGTGCAGTAGGTGGAGTAATTGTAGTATACTCAATTATAACTTTAGATAGACTGAAGTTAGATGACCCGGTCGGTGCTATATCAGCACACGGAACGGCAGGTATATGGGGATTACTTGCAGTAGTATTTACTACTGGAACACTATCAGCACAATTATATGGAATAGTTATGATATTCTTATGGACTTTTATTGTAAGTGCATTATTTTGGTATATCATAAAAATAACATTTGGATTGAAAGTATCTGAAGAAGATGAAGATTTAGGAGTTGATATCTCCGAATGTGGACTGGATGCTTATCCAGAATTTACAAAATCATCTTCAACAGGACCTTCAGTATATCCAAAATAACAAGGAGTTAAAATGAAAAAAATATTAATGGTATTGTTACTACTAGGTAGTTTACCATCACATGCTTCACCAGTTAGTTATAACATAGGTTATATGTCAGACTATTGGTATAGAGGTGTATTTCAATCTGAATCAGCAGTAAGTTTTGGTGCAGATATAGATACAAAAAGTTCCTATGCAGGAATATGGATGGCAGATGTAGACCAAGGTATTGAAATGGATGTTTATTTAGGAACAACATTTAAAATATTAGGTTTTGATTCTTATGCCGGTGTAACAGGATATTATTATAGTGATAATTTTGATTCCGATTATGAAGAATTTAACACAGGACTTTCTTATGGTGGTATATCATATGACTATTCTGTGGGAAATTATAAAACAGCAACAGAACAAGATTATTCATGGGCAGAAGTTACGGCAAATTTAACAGACAACCTATCATTCAGTTATGGTGAATGGGGTAAAGACTTAAAAGGAAGTGTAACTAAAGTCAATTATAATAGAACAATTAGTGATATAGATGTTGGATTAGAAGTCGGTAAAAACGATTCAGATTCAACAGGAACAGCTAAATATGTAGACACAACATATGCTACATTTAGTTTAGGTATATCATTCTAATAAATATTAGTATGCCAACCAGCCTTGACATTTAGGGTTGGTTGGTATATAATAAGTGAATATAATATATAAATAGAGAACAGATATGAAATTTATACATACAGACATAGACAAAAAGATTCTACCTCAAACAAAAGGTAAGAAGATAAACGGTCACAGATTTTACGAAATAGATGGAACACATTATCCATCTGTTACTTCAGTATTGAGCATGAGAAAGTCCGAAGGACTAACTAAATGGCGTGAATCAATTGGCGAAGATGTTGCTAATTGGGAAATGCGAAGATGTGCAAATAGAGGTAAATCTCTACACACATTAGTAGAACAATACATGAAGAACGAAACACCATCCATAAGGGATGTCCTACCATTAGGGTTATTTAAATTAATGAAACCCTATCTAGACCAAATTAATAACATTAGATTAGTAGAAGAAATTATGTACAGTCCTAAATTGACCATTGCAGGTCAAGTTGATTGTATCGCAGAATACAACGGAAAACTATCAGTTATTGATTTCAAAACAGCAAACAAAGAAAGAATAGAAGCATGGGTAGATAACTATTTTCTACAATGTACAGCATACTCAATGATGTATGCTGAAACTTATAATGAACCAATAGAACAGATAGTCATATTAATGGCTGCAGAAGATGGTTCAATGAAGTCTTTTGTGAAAGAACCTAAAGATTATGAAGAAGAATTACAAATAGCAATTCAAACTTTTTATGATACAGTTAATCCACAATTACAAGAGGTAAAATAGTTTAGGCACTCTACCACTTTAAGAAGTGCCGGAGCTTGGTGTATGCTCGGCACACAGAAATACACCCCAAGATTTTTATATTATGAACGCTAAACAATTCAGTCTAAAGATAGAACAGATAAAAAGAGAAAATGGCGACATGTCATATATGGATGCTATTCTTTTTTATTGTGACCAACAAAAGATAGACCCAGCAGAAGTTGGTAAGTATGTATCTAAAAGTCTAAAAGAAAAAATTACAATAGAGGCACAAGGATTAAATTTAGTTGAAAAGGGTGGAACTTTACCTTTATGAATGAACACTATGACGGCTTTGCAGTTTATAGAAAGTATCTAGCATATAAATTACATTTTACAACAGACAAGTATGACTACACAGAACATAGTGGTATGATACATACAAAGTTAGAAACATTTACAAAAAGAAATGATAGGTATATGTTTCACAAATTAAGTGTAAAATATAATCAAGATGAAATAGATGATTTTATGATTGCAAATTTTCTAAAAAAGAATAAGGCATGGTCAGGAAGTTTATTAGAAAAAGAAAGTCATGAAATATATTTACAATACAAAAGGAGAACCGATTCGAGTAGCTATTTCTTCAAAGAAGATTGCTCTAGAATACTTACTACTTGCGATATGGATGGTATTATGCCCACCGATGTTGTTATTGTTCGTGATGGTCAGCATCCAATACTTTTACGACATTGTATTGGAAATAAGATTAGTACAGAAACATTAATTATTATGGATTATCATTTAAATTTTATAAAAGATTGGCAAGAAAAAATAACAGATAAAATTGTATGGCCAAACTTCTATAAAAAGATAACTAAATTTAAACCGTTTTTAAAGTTTAATCAAACAGAAACAAAATTAATATTGAGAGAGGTATTTTTATGAGTGAGTTTTTAAAAGTAAGAAAGTTTACTAAAGAAGAAAAGTGGCAATTACTTGCTGATTGTATTAGAAGTGGAAATGTAGACCAACAAGAGTTGCTACAAGAATTTGATAAAGACCCGGAGTTTAAAGAGTGGTACAAAAAGAAATATCTACTGGACTAGATTGGTACATAAAATGGTTTGCAAGTATCGTATTGATATTAGGTGCAATAACTACAGCCATGAATCTATACCCATATAACATGTATTTTCAATTTGTAGGTATTACAGGTTGGTTGATAGTAGGTATAATGTGGAAAGATTGGTCATTAATAGTAGTTAATATTGTAGGTTCTACAATTATGTTTATAGGAATTATACACTATCACTTTTATACAGATTGGTATTTAAAAATTTATGAAACATATATTGAGGTAATGTTATGAAAGGTTGTGATAGAGATGGAGATGGTTTTTTATTAAATAAAAGTGATTGGTCAGAAGAAGTCATGTATGAAATGGCTAAAATGGATGGTATAGAAATCACAGATGAAATAAAAATGTATATTGATAAAGCAAGAGAAATGTATAGTGCAACAGGCACAGTACCAGCAGTTAGAGTATTTGCAAAAGAATTTGGTATGGATAGAAAGGCAAGTAAATTGTATGAAGTTTTTGAATCTGGACCAATGAAGAAAATTGCAAAGTATGGTGGTCTACCAAAACCGACAGGTTGTGTTTAATGAAACTATTAATTATATTAACATTATTATTAACAGGATGTGCTACACATTCAGTAACCATAGGACCAATGGAAGTTTGGGGAAGTAATGAACAGTCTATACCAGAACCAAGAAAGGAATAAATTATGGAACATAAAACAATATATAAAAAATATAACATCACATTAGATGGTAAAAAAACTTATCTATTTGCATTAAGAAATTTAACATTAGATGAAGCAAAACAAGATATAAAATCTAGATTTAAATCATCTAAAATAACAAATATAAAAGAAAGTAATGAGTAGAGCATTTTGCATAGGTAATGGTGAAAGTAGAAA